GCGATCTGCTGCCAGCTCGCGCCGTTGTCGATCGAGCGGTAGATGATTCCGCCGTCAGCGGCGGCGATAAAGACGCCGACCCCGGCCGCGACGGCATGAACGCGGTGTCCGTTCGGGATCGTGACGATCGCATCGACCCAGGTCGCGCCGTCAAACGAGCGCTGTATCTTCCCGCCATCGCCGACCGCAACAAAGACGCCGTTCGCGTAAGCAACGTCGCGGATCAGGTTTGTCCCGAAGCCGTTTGCACGGGGTGTCCAGGTGCGAACCTGCTCCGCCGATTCGACGAAACCGATCTGCGCCTTCTCCGGATACCAGCACCCGTCCGCGCCCCACCCTTGCAGGATGCGCCGAACGCGGACGGCCCACGGCTTGACGTAGGGGTTGTTCGCCGAGATCAGCCCTTGACGGAAGACGAGCGAGAGGATCCCGCGGTACGCCGGGATATCGGCGCCGAGCTTTGCCTCGAGGTAGTCGTTGCGAGCCTGCGCCGGCCCGCCCATGAGGACGTCGAAGAAGCCCGCGACGCCGCCCTCGCGATCGTCTCCGCCGAAGAGCTGCGGCTGATTGATGAACGATGACCCGTTGTCTGTAATGCTGCCCGACCACGCCAGGCGCTTGTCGACCGTGATCGCCGTTACCGCATCGACCGGCCCGTGGCAGATGCCCAGGTGCAGGCCCATGTAATAGCGGTAGCCTACCGTTACTTCCTTCTTCCCGCCCATTACGCGGCCTCCCTTTCTGCCCTGACCTTATCGACGAGCGAGACAGCCATCGCGTCGCCCGTCGCGAGGAGCGCCTCGGCGTCGATCCCGTGCTCGAGGAAGGCCGTCCAATCGAGGCCGTGCGTGGCCGCGAAGGCGCGCATCCCGCGGGCGCAGTAGCGCATGTGCCGGAGCGCGTCGTCGACCGTGATAACGAGAGGCTCGCTCACTACTTGCCGCCCTTCTTCTTGATCGCCGTCACTCTCAGGTCGCCGTACCAGAGCGTGTTCGCACCTTCGACGAGGGTGTCTCCGAAGATGACCGGGATCGGGCGCCCTTCCTGAGCGACCGGCGCGCTGAAATCCTCGATCGCGGCCGGCGGCTGCGTCGCCTGGTTCGACTTCGGCATGAGCGCGTAGCTGATAAGCGCCGAGACGAGGAGAATCGCAAGATAGCCCCACATGGTTTGCCCTCAGTAGATGGACGAGCCGCCGAACGGGTTGACCTCGGGTATGTGTGTCTGACCGCCGAAGTTGTCGCCGTTGCCGAACTTGTTTTTGCAGGTTGAAAAGCTGTGATCGCATCCCGGGTAGGCGCGAACCGCTGCGTTCGCCGGAATGCCAACGATCCCGTGCGTGATCGTGATCGTCGTGCCGATGTGGTCGCGGATGGAGCGGCGCTCGACCGTGCCTGGCGTTGGCTCCCATTCGACGAAGCCGCCGGAGAAGTACCCGTTCGCGAAGGTGCCGAAGGTGCCGGAAATGAGCGTTGTGCCGCCGGCCGAAGACAGCGTGGCGTCGACGCGGAAGCTGGCGTCGCTGATCCCGCACCCCTCTCCCGGAGATCCTTCATAGACAACGTGGCCGCAGTTCTTTTGATAGAGCCGCCGAAGCCCGGTGCGCTTGAGCGAGGTGAAGACCGACTCGCACGTCATCGTGACGAGGCTCCCGGACCACTCCGCGTTGAGCACGCGGCCGCGCCAGGCGATCGAGGCCTCGGAGTCGCCGCGGTGGATCCGGCGGATCGTCAGGAGAATGACCTCGGACGGCGGAGAGACCCGGAAGGCGTCGGCAATCGCGAAGTCGCGCGGCGCCGTGATCCGGATATTCGACTTGGAGATCTCTGCCGTCTGCTCGATCGCCGTGCGCTGCAGCGCGACAGCCTCATAGACCCGGTTGTCGTATTCGAAGTCGGCATCCGCCGAAGTGAAGTGCAGGTAGGAGAGCCCGATCTGGAATTGATACAGCTCGACGACCTTGCCGTCCTGAATCGAGGTCTCGAAAGCGCTAAACGTCATTGTTCATCGTCCGGAAGACGGCCACGGCGTCGGCCTGCTCGCCCGTGTTCCACGCGAGCTCGACGGAATCCTGGTCGAGACGGCACAGCGCCATGAAGGAGACGTGCAGGAACTCCGCCGGCTGAATGACGCGCCCGAAGCTGGCGTCGATGACGAGGCGCTCTGTCGCCGCGTCGATAACCTGCGCTCCGGTAATCCGGCGGTAGAAGATCGTTCCGTCGGCGAGCTCGACACGGATGTCGCGGCGATGCACGCCAGCGTCGACGTAGGTCGTAAACCCATCTGCCACCACATCGATCTCAGTCGCCACGGCAGAGACGGCTGCACGAACCAACAAATCATCGGTCCACGTCGGTATCCAGATTGCACGGTGGCGCCCTGAACGCGCGTACATGAATTGCCGAAAAGCCTCGATCTCGGCGCGGCTTGTAAGCACCCACCTGTAAGCCTGCAGCGTGTCAGGGAGGCCGCTCTCGTCTTCCAGGAAACGCACGCCGGTGCGAGGATCAAATTCGGCCAGCTTGCGCTGGTAGGCCAGCTCCGGATCTTCCGACCACTCCGGGCGCTGCGCCATGACCGGGTGCCCACGATATTCCGCCGGATCGGCAGCCGCCACATGCGGCACCGCACCATCGACTTCGAAGCGCGCAACACCGTAGGCCACATCGGCAACGAAGCGCGACACCAGCTGGCGGTCTTCGAGCCTCGCCCGGCGCACAGGAAATACGGACGAACCGGCCGGCCAGGCGCCCGACATGGGTGATGTCAATGTCACCAGCCCCGACGACGCGACATCGATCTCGAACAACTCGCAGGCAGAAAACCCAGGAGAAAACACGATCCCCAGTCCGCCATCATGAAAATCGCGGGTCGCGGTATCGCACGAAATGCTTGTTGAGCCGACAGAGATCGGCGTCGAGACAATCTCACCGTCCGACCAAACCGGTAGAGCCCAGGTACGGGCACCCCAGGCATAAAGCACGTTCTCGAGGCGGCGCCGCTCGGCGCCTTCCGCCGCAAACGCAAACTCGAACCCCTGGCGCGGGCCGGAGCGCAGCGCGACGCGCTGTTCCTTGCCGCTATAGGAAGGCATGACGTTTGTCATCCATTCCAGCCGCTCGATGAGCGGACGACTCCAATCGGGGCGCCACATCCACACCGCGAGCGAAGGGTCTGTGTAAGCCACGGCCGACCTATGCCAACCGCTGCCGGATGCCGGCCGCGTTTCGCTCGATGACGTTGAGGATGACCTTCTCTCCGGCAGATGAGCCCATCGCATCCGTGAGCACGCCCGAGTCGAGGACGTTGACGATCCGCACGCCCTGGCCCTGCTGCTGCCCGCCGCCGTTGTCGCGGTGGCGCGGGTCGGCCTGCGTGATCACCTCCTCGCCTTTCTTGAGGATGGCCGGCACCTCGTTGGGCGCCAGGCCGGCCACGCCGCCGTTGTGGTAGCGCGGCGCGCCGGCGAAGATCAGCGGGTTGACCTGGCGGATCGTGCCGCCCTGCCCGGCGATGCCGCCGGTGTGCTTCACGCCGGCGCCCATGCCGGCGGAAACGGCCTTGCCGAGACCCGGATAAACCGAGTCGAGGAGCTGCAGCACAAGGTAGGTCGCCAGCGCGCGGGCGGCGATCGTTGCCATCGACCGCACGAAGCCGAGCACGAAGTCTTGTAGCGCTTCCTTCGCGCTCTTGGTGCCGGAGACGAGGTCGTCGAACAGGCCCGTGAGCGCATCGACGCCGGCGCTTGCCGCCGTGGCCGCGAGTTGCTGGTCGAGGAGCTCCAGGCTCTTGCGGAGTTGGATGATGGCCGCGTCGATGCCGGTCGCGCTGTCGATCGCCAGGCGCTGCAGGGCGATGCTGGCCTCCTCGGCGCCCTGCTTGATGCGCGGGTCGTTCGTCGTCTCGGCGAGCTCGCGCATCTTCTGATTGAGGATCGTGAGCTGCTCGATCGCGCGCTGCCTTGCAGATTGCACCTCAGTGGCCGCAACATCGCGCGGGAGCGCCCCGGCATCGGTCTGGTTCTGCAAAGACTGCTGGCGGAGCTGGAGGTCCTGGAGGACGCGGTCGTACTCCTCTTTCAGCTCGTTGAAGCGCGCCCGGGCGACCTCGGTGTTGATGAGGTTGTTGACGAGCTCGACGCCGGCCTCGTTGCCGTCCGCGGCCAGCCTGGCGAGCAGATCCTTGAACTGCGCCTCGAGGTTGCGCTTTGCGGCCTCTCCGCCATGGCCGTTGAGCTCGAGGAGGCGGATCTCGACCTGCTCGAGTTTGGCCGCGGTTTCCTTGCGGATGCGCTCGCGGTCGCGCTCGCCCTGCGCCACGATATCGGTCTTCCGGCGCTCGAGGATCGCGATCTCGGCTTCGGCCTTGACGCGCTCCTTTCCGCTTTCGGCCGCCTTCCGGCGCTCGGCGGCGATCTCCTTCTCGATCGCGGCGAGCTGGATCTCGACCCGGCGATTGATGTAGCCATCGGTCGCGATCTTCGCGTCGTCGTAAAGCTGCTCGATCTCCTTGAGCGCGCGCTCGGTCGCGTCCTTGATGAGCTTTAGCTCGGCTTCGGCGTAGTCTGCGGCGGTCGGTTCGCCCTTGCCCGGCGTCTTCTTGCCCTTGCCGACCTTGACTTCGCCCTTTGTTTCGCGGGCGGCCTTGAGCTTCGCGGTCGCATCGGCGGCGGCCTTCTTCGCGTCAGAAAGCTCCTTGTCGCGCTCGCCGAGGATGTCGTCGATCTGATCCCCTACCGCCTGCTTTGCGGCGGCCACAGCGGCATTGCGGCGCGCCACGGCGGCGTCGATCGTGTCGTCCGTGAAAATGGCCGCGAACGCCTCCTTGATGAGCTTCGCGTCGGCGATGAACGAGTCGACCATGCCGGCCATGATGGTCGCCATGATCTTGACCGAGGCCCGGAGGTTGACCGGGAGCTCCTTGAAGGCGCGCACCAGCGTCTCGACCGCATCCTCGCCGCCCCCGACCCAATCCCGCGTCGCGCTCTTGATGATGGCGACCGCCGAATTGAAGTCGTCGACCATCTGCGAGAAGGACGACCCCCACACGTTCGCGAGCTCGATAACCGATCCGGTGAACTCGTCTGAGGCAATGAAGTCGGCGAACTCGGAGATAACCTTCGCGAGACCGCCGGTCGCGCCGGCCGTCTGGTCGAAGATGCCGACGAGGCGGGCGAAGGAGTTGGAGAGTTGCTGCGTCGCCCGTGAGAAGGTCAGAGGGAGCGTGCCGAACTGCTCGTCGACCGCGTTCTTTTGTGCGAGCAGCGCCTTGACCACGGCCTCGCCCGTGATCTTGCCTTCTTCGCCGTACTTCCTGAGCTCGCCGCGAGTAATGCCCATGCCCTTCGCGATGGCGTCGGCGAGTGCCGGCGTCTGCTCGAGGACCGAGTTCAGTTCTTCGCCGCGCAGCGTTCCGGACGCGAGGCCCTGACCGAGCTGAACCAGGGCTGCGCGCGCCGATTCCCGGCTCGCCCCGGAAAGCGCTACCGCCTGGTTGATCGTCTCGGTGATCTGGAGCAGCGTTTCCTGGCTGGTCTCGGTATCCTTGAGCGACAGTGAAATCTGCGCGAACAGGCTGGCGGTGTCGTTGAAGGCCTGGCCGGTCTTCTGCGAAATCTGGAAAATCCGCTCCTGGGCGACGACGTAGTCGTCGGATGCCTTGGTCGCCAGCTTGAGCCGCGCCGTGAGGTTCGCCCAGTCGTCGGCCATGCGGATGACTTGCGAACCGGCGTAAAGCGCCGCCAGGGCGCCGGCCAGCGCGCGCACCTGGGTGACCGCGCCGGCAATGCCCTGCGTCATGCGACCCAGGCCACCGTCGCCGGATGGGCCGATGCGGCCGGCCTTGCCGGCTTCGCGGCCGAACTTGCGGACATCTGCCAGGGCGGCATCGAGTCCTTTCCTGAACTCGGCGAGTTCCGCCCCGATCCGGATCAGCACGTCCTGGTTCGCCACGCTACTTTCCTTCGAGTTTCTTCATGTACTTGGCCCAGGCCTTTCCTTCGGCCTGCGCCATCCTGGCCATGAGCGCGTCACCGATGCGCTGGCTTCGGTTGCGGCGCTCGCCGGCGGCCAGGAATTCGCCGACCTGGTACAGCGTGTAGCCCCTGACTGCCTCCAGGCCGTGACCCTCGCGGATCAGGGCGTGGATGGCATCCGCCCAGCCCCAGACCTCGCCAGCTGCAGCGCCTTGCTGATGGCCGGGGCGAGGCGGCGGGAAAAAAAATCGCCGTTCACCCCGACCACGATCATGGCGATGCCGATCAACTCGTCGGCGGAGGCTGCCTCGATCTCCGCCTTCGGCACCCCGGTCGCGACGGCCACCGCCTCGATCAGGCTCTCGCCGTGGTCGGCGACGAGCGCGAGGATCGTCCCGGCGTCTGCCGCCGACAGCGAACCGAGCAGGTCGACGCCGGCCAGCGGCTTGAGCGCGCGGGCGAACCTGGGGATCTGGCCAACCGTGAGCGGCGCCACCACGTAGGACTTGCCGCGGAAGACGACCTCCTCGGAGATCGGCTCGATGGCGGAATACTCGTCTTTCTTCTGCACGTTCTCTCCCGTGAGTCATGACGGAGGAGCCTGGCCGGCTCCTCCCGGCGCATCAGGTCTCGATCGCGACCTTGAAATACTGGGAGATGCCTGCGCCGCTCTTGGTGGTGTCCTTGAGCAGCTTGCCCGTGACCTCGAGCGCCGCGTAGTCGTCGCCGATCAGGCTCATGTTTTGAGCCGCGCCGATCTTCACGCGGTAGGCATAGACGGTCGAGCTCTTGCCGGAGCGCGCTTCGTTCAGGCCGTCGAAGAAGACCTCGTACTCCTGGCCGGAGTTGGTCAGCGCCTCGACGGCATTGGCGGCCGCCTTGGTGTAGCTGATCTTGATGACCTGTGCGTCGGCGATCGCGCCGCCCTGGAGGATGACGATGCCGCCCGGGCGAACCTCGTAGTCTGTGTTCTCGACATAGGTCGGCGTGCCGGAGGTGTGCTTGACAACCGGCGCGGCGGCGGTCGGGATGAAGTTGAGCGGGATGAACCCGCCCTTGTAGGCGGTGTGCGACTCATCCGTGACGGCGCCGGAAGTGATCGCCGAGGCAGTGCCGTAGAGCACGCGCGCCAGATTCTCCGGCGAGAGGTCGTGCATGGTCATCGACATTTCGACGGACGAAATGCGCTTGACCTCGTTGTAGGTGCCGCCGCCAGGCTGTGTGTAGTCCTTGAGCTCCTTCGTGTCTTCCGTGACGTTGAAGGACAGCGCGGAGACGTTACCGACCTCGATCAGGCCGGCCGCGGAGCCCACCTGCTTGAGATAGACCTTGCCGGAACCGATGTAGCTGTAATCCATTTGAAACTCCTTCGTGATTGGCTGGCCGGGCGCGATGCCGCGCGGCATTGAAAACTTTCAGGCATCGTCATCTTCCGCGCCGGCCATCGCCCGCGCCTGTGGGCGGATTTCAGCCGGCGGCGAGCG